GAAGGTCTCTGGAGGGTTCGCTTATAACGCCGATGCGGTCGGCACGGTTGGTTACACGGGAGATTTCCTGCTCAGGCTGAGTCCGGCCAGCACATTCAGCGGCAACTGGATCGGGGGCATGAACACCGATCCGCTGACCGACAGCGACTATGCTTCGATCGACTATGGGTTGCTCTCCGATGGCACGAACTGGTTTGTGTTCGAGAGCGGCGCCAACATTGGCAGTTCGACCCCGCATAACACATTTGGATGGATTTGGCGTTCAGGGACAACGCTGAATTACGGGACCGGGGCAACCTTCGGCGCTGCGGCTGCGGCTCCGATCAGGACTGTTACGAGCGTTTCGGCTACGCTCTACTTCGACAGCGCGTTCGCCAATGACGGAACGATCACCGACATTCAGCTAACCGATACGGTTCCGGTTGTTTTATCAGGTCAAGCGCTTACGGTAGCGGCGGGCTCGCTCGCAGTTCAATCATCGCTGGCTCTTGCAGGACAGGCATTAACCGCTGGGCGCGGAACGCTCGCCGGCCAGACTTCACTTGCTGTAACAGGACAAAGCGCAACAGCAGCGCAAGGCAATACAACCGCCAACCTCACGCTAGCATTGACGGGGCAGGCTCTATCGGTCGCCCGTGGCAGTGTCGTGGCGGTTGGTGGTGACGTAAACGTAGCTATCACCGGGCAAAGCCTGAGCGTTGCTCGCGGCACAGTCCTGAACGCAACGGACAAGGCGCTTACCGGACAAGCGAATACGGCGGCGGCGGGATCAGTTGTCGCCCAGACGGCGTTGGCGATAACTGGGCAGGCTCTGACCGCAGCGCGCGGTTCGCTGGCCATCACGTCGATCCTGGCGCTTACAGGTCAATCGACGACCGCAGCTCAAGGCCCAATTCTCGGGGCAACAGGGTTAGCACTCACCGGTCAATCCACTACTGTTGCTCGCGGTTCGCTACTCGCGACCACCAGCCTGTCGCTTGCCGGTCAATCGATCATCATTGGCCAGGGAACGGCTTCCGCCAGCAATGACGTAATAGCCGCGCTTACCGGACTGACACTCTCTGCCACGCTGGGCAACGTTACAGTCGCGGTAAACACCGTAACGGTCGCACTCACTGGCCAGCAACTCGGTATCGCAACGGGAACTCTGGCTGCCAATACCAATCAACCGGCAATCGGTCTCGCCCAACTCGACGCAAGGCTCAGACGATCAGGTGGAAGCTGGAAGGATCGCAGAATGGTCAAGACGCGTCACGGGAATGTGAGATAGATGGGAAGGCCAAGCAAGTTCGACCCATCGTATTGCGATGCTGTGATTGATCACCTGAAGGATGGAGCAAGCTTGACCTCGTTCGCCGCCGAGATCGATGTTGCCCGTTCGACAATCAATGAATGGATGGAACATTACCCGGAGTTTTCGGAAGCATGTGCGCGCGCGAAAGCCAAATGCGCGGCGTGGTGGGAAAAGACCAATCGCAACCTCGCAGCGACCGGCGAAGGCAACCAGGGCGCTTGCAAGCTGGGCCTGACGAACATGGCTGCCGACGATTGGCGCGAGGTTACACGGCAAGAACATACTGGCGCCGGCGGCAAGCCAATCGAGACCGTCAACAGAATCGAGCGGCATGTCATCGACACTGCAAATACCGACAGCGCGTAAGTTTCTGCCGCTGCTGGAGCCTGCACGATACAAGGGCGCTCATGGGGGCAGAGGATCGGGCAAGTCGCATTTCTTTGCCGAGCTACTGGTTGAGCGATGTTTGATGAACCCGGGAACGCGGGTTGCCTGTGTTCGTGAGGTCCAGAAGAGCCTGAAGAACTCGGTCAAGCTTCTGGTAGAGGACAAGATCAACGACCTTGGACTGGCGCGCAACTTCGAGGTTCTGGAAGCCGAGATCAAAACGCCCGGTGGTGGCGTCATTATCTTTCAGGGGATGCTCAATCATACTGCCGAAAGTATCAAGTCGCTTGAAGGCTTTGACATTGCGTGGGCGGAGGAAGCGCAGAGCCTGAGCCAGCGCAGTCTCGACCTGCTGAGACCGACGATCCGTAAGCCGGGAAGTGAACTGTGGTTCAGTTGGAACCCGAACAAGCCGAGCGACCCAGTTGATGTCCTGTTGAGGGGTGAAAGCCCGCCGACCGATTCAATCGTGGTCGAGGTGAACTGGGCGGACAATCCATGGTTGCCGCCTGATCTCAGGTCAGACCTTGAGGACGACAGACGCCGCGACCCGGACAAGTTCATGCACGTCTGGGAAGGGCATTATTCGCTCAACTCGGAAGCGCGGGTGTTTCGCAACTGGAAGGTCAAGGAGTTCGACACGCCGGAAGACGCGGTGTTCAGGTTCGGCGCCGACTGGGGCTTTGCAATCGATCCCACGGTGCTGGTTCGGTGCTGGCTCAAAGGGAAAACGCTCTTCGTTGACGAGGAAGCATGGAAGGTCGGTTGCGAGATCGACGAGACACCAAGCCTGTTCGCCGGCAGCGATGAAGCCAAGACGAAGATTGGTGAGAAGCCAAGGTGGACCAACGAGCGCTCGCATCCGGGGATCAAGGGCGCAACCAAGTGGACGATCACCGCTGACTCATCGCGGCCTGAGACGGTCAGTTACATGCGTCGGCTGGGCTTCAAGATCATCTCGGCCATCAAGGGCATTGGCAGCATTGAAGACGGGATCGAGTTCCTCAAGAGCTTCGACATCATTGTCCATCCTCGCTGCGAGAAGGTAATCGAGGAACTGACGCTCTACGCATACAAGACCGACCCGCAGACGGGTGAAATCCAGCCCGTGCTGGAAGACAAATACAACCATACGATCGACGCCCTGAGATACGCGCTTGAGGCATTGCGGCGCGTTCCGCCCAAGGTCGAGAAGCCGAAGCCGAGAAATCCCCCCGACCTGTGGGGCCGCAAGAGGGAGGGTGAGTCATGGAAGACGCAATGACCACCGCCCAACCAAAGACCACGCTCGACGACTACAAGCGGATGTTCACCGAGGCCCGTGACTTGTTGGCCGAGAACCGCCGCGAACAGCAGATCGATGACGACTATTACCATGGCTACCAACTGACCGCAGAAGAGCGCCGCATCCTCAACGTCAGGAAACAACCTGACACGGTATTCAACCGCTACCGCAAGTCGATCAACGGCACCCTCGGCGTGTTGGAGAACGCGGCCACCGATCCACGGGCTTACGGACGTAATCCAGGCGTGGACGAGGACTCGGCTGACGTAGTTTCCAAGACCCTTCGCTTCGTGGCTGACCTCAACGACTTCCACGAGCTGAGGCTGGAGTGTGCATACGACTATCTCGTGCCGGGAACGTCTGCTGCCTTGGTAGAGGTGGATGACCAGAACCGGCCCAAACTTACTCAAATCAGGTGGGAAGAGTTCTTCCACGATCCGCGCTCACGGAAGAAGGATTTCTCCGACGCCCGCTACATGGGCATCGCCAAGTGGATGTATGCCGATCAGCTCTCGGGCATGTATCCCGACAAGGCGACGGAGATCGAGAACGCCCTTGAGCATGGCGGCGGCGTAACCATTGACGACACCTTCGAGGATCGCCCGAGGGACAGCCAATCGAACTGGATCGACAAGCGCAGACGGCGTTTGATGGTGGTCGAGATCTACCACAACGAAGGCGGGTGGAACCGCTGCGTATTCCATGCCGGCGGGATACTGGTCCAGGGGCCAAGTCCTTACGCTGATGAAAAGAAGAAACCCGACTGCGCGATCGTTGCCCAGTCCTGTTATGTGGACCGCGAAAACAACCGGATGGGCGTCGGGCGGGATCTGCGAAGCCCGCAGGACGAGTTCAACAAGCGCCGTTCGAAACTGCTGCACGAGACCTCGAACCGTCAGATGCAGGCAATGCCCAACGAGATGGGGCAACTGGCGCTGAGTGTCGATGCTGACGAGGTAAGGAAGGAAGCCGCACGGCCTGACGGGGTTATTCCTCCGGGTTGGCAGCCGATTCCCCGCTCGGACATCTGGAACGGTCAGTTTCAACTGCTCGGGTTGGCTGAGTCCGAACTCGATCGGCAGGGACCGAACCCGGCCATTCTTGCGAGAGGCACCAGTCCATCGGCCTCTGGAAGATCAAAGCAGGTCGATCAGCAGGCCGGGATGACCGAGGATGCGGTCGTCTACAAAGGTATTCATAGCTGGGAAATCCGCCTCTATCGGGCGATGTGGAACCGCTGCAAGCAGTTCTGGACCGCGCCGGACTACATCCGGGTAACGGATGACGAAGGCTCTCCGAAGTTCATCGGGATCAACCAGCCGCAGATGGGCGTGGGGATCGTGCCCAATCCAGAGACTGGGATGGCCGAAGCTCAACAAGTCGTCCTCGGTTATGAGAATGCACTGGCCGAACTGGACGTGGATATTGTTCTCGACGTGGTGCCCGACACCGCAGCTCTGGCTGACGAGCAGTTCCAGACACTGACCGAGCTGGCCAAGTTCTACGGGCCGCAGGAAGTGCCGTTTGACGATTTGCTTGAGTGCTCATCGATGCCCAACAAGCGCCAGTTGATGGAGAAACGGAAGCAGCGGGCGGACCAGGCTGGGCAAATGGGTCAGATGGGCCAACAGATGCAGATGGCCACCGCCAATGCCGAACTCCACGCCAAGGCCGCCGATGCGTTCCGTCGCGTTCTCGCGCGCGACGAGCTGCATGAAGAGGCACTGCGTGCGCTGATGCGTTCGTTGGCCGAGGCCGGTGAACGGTCGCAAGCGTTGCGCGCCTATCGGTCCTTCGCCGCGAAACTGCGCGAGGAGCTCGAGGCGGATC